TCATTTGGTCGGCTTCACGGTTTCGCCCACGCGGCGATAGACCTTCTCGGTTATCTCCTGCTCGGTGTGGCCCAGCAGCTTGCTGGCGTGTTCGAGGTCCATTTCCGACGCGGCCTTGGGCCGGATGTCGCGGAACTGGAAGGCGCGAATTCTGGCGGCCAGTTGGTCGTCGCCGGCTTCGGCGGCCTTCTTTGCGGCATCGGCCCGCGCGTCGTCAAACCGGGTGCGCAGCGTCCATTGGTTCAGCGCGGTGCCGGCGGGTGTGGCGATGAGGAACAAGCTGGCGACCTTGCGCTCGCGCGCCTTGATGCGGTCGATGACCTTGCCCAACTCGGTGCGGGCGCCGCCGTCGTCCAGCAGGATGCGCAATTTCTTCTTGGTCTTGTTCTGCTGCACCTCGATGGCGCCGTCCTTGATGTCGGCGAGGCGCATCTTGAGCACGTCGGCCGGGCGCTGGCCGGTGAGATAGTTCAGGTCCATGGCGTCCTGCAACTCCACGCACGCGGCGGAATACACGGCGGACCACACGGCGTCGTCGGCGTAGAAGTCGCGGGGCTTTTCCTTGTTCTTGCGCACGCCCTTGACCGGGTTTTCCTTGGCGGTATAGCCCCACTCGCGCGCCATGTTCCACACGTGGGAGAGTAGCGCGATTTCACGATTTGCCCGCACCGGGGCCTTGAGGCCACGCTTGTCGCGGTACTGCGCCACGTGCTGCGGGGTAATGGTGTCGATGCCCACGGCGTCGAATACCTTGCGCAGCATCGCCAGGCACCCGAGGTTGTCCTTCTGCGTCTTGGGCGCCTTGGTGGGGATGATGTCGCGCTCGTAGCGGTCGAACACGAACCGCATCAAGCCGGTTTCCGCTGGCGCCTCGCGGCACTCCAACTCAGCCCACTTGCGCTTGGCCTCGTTCAGATCGTGCCCGAGCGGAATCTCGACCCGGCGCCCGGTGGCGTCGCGGCCGTTGTAGTAGAAGGATTCCCAAACCTTGCCGCTTTTCAGCGTGCGCACGCGGCGCAGCATCCTGGGCGGCAAGTCGCGGTGGTTTGACTTCGGGCGCATCATGACAGCTTAATCCAAAGCGGCAAAGTTGGGTCGGCCGGCGGGTTGCATGCTGGTGCCGGCGGCAGTCGGCTGCACGCCGGCCAGGCGCATGCGCGCAGCCCAGCGGCCCACGATTGGGCGGCCCGAGGCATTCACCACGTAGGGCCACCCGTTCTTGTCCAGCCACTCCCGCTGGCTGGCGACGTGCTTGTAGCCTGTCACCTCGGCCAGTTCGTCGGCGGTTAGAAATTCAGTTTCACTCATGGCAGCTTGTACCTGTCACGGCACGGGGCGCAGGCCCCGCGAATCAGTCGGGCGGACCATTCGCCGCACAGATCGCAGTCGCCCGGTACGCCGGGCTCGATGCGGGCGGCCTTCTCGCGCACGTCATTGACGGCCGAGTTGGTGGCGATGTGTTCGCGCTCCTGGGCGAGGTCGATTTCGTCGGGCATTACAGGCCACCTCGCTGCGTGTCCTCGAACTCGATCAGCAGGTCGAGAAAGTGGCGGGCCTTCTTCAAGTCCTCGACGCCGTTCTTCTTGCGCCACCGGCTCACGTACTTGATGACGCAACCCTCAAAATAGCCGATGCCGTTTTTATGGATGTACTCGACCGGCTGGATGGGCATGTCCTTGTAATGGTTGCCGCCCACCTGGGTGGTGAGGGCTGCGGAGTATTCGGGTCGTTCTTCGCTCATCGTTGTTTCCTCTTCATGGCTTCAAGTAATAGGTCTTGCACCTCGCGCTTCGATTCGCGGCGGGCTATCACAAGCTCGTCCACGGTGTCGGCGGCGACGATGTGGTGGATGAACACCGGGCGGTCGTGTCCGGCTTGCGCCTGGCGCGTGGGGCCGATGCGCTCGATGATTTGCTGGAACTGCTCCAAGTCCCACCAGTGGCCGAAGAAGGCCAGGATGTTGCCGCCGTCCTGTAGGTTCAGGCCGTGGCCGGCACTGGCCGGGTGGGCGAACAAGACCGGGATCTTCCCGGCGTTCCAATCGCGGATGGTTTGCGGGTCTTTGTCCAGGGTGCGGCCCTTGGGGAAGGCGCGCTGCAGGCGGGCGAGGTCACTCTTGAAGTGGTAGGCCACCAGCACCGGCATGCCGGCCGCGTCCTCGATCACGTCCTCAAGCGCTTGCAGCTTGGCGTCGTGAATCTCGGCAAACGCGCTGCACGTGTCGTCGGTGTAGATCGCGCCGTTGGCGAGTTGCAGGCACTTGATGGTCTTGCTCGCCGCGTTGAAGGCTTCCACCTCGGTGCCGCATTCCAGCGCGAGGAACATTTCGCGTTCCATGTCCTTGTAGAGGCGCCGGGCCTTGGCCGGCAACTCCACGCGGATGACGTTCACGATGGGCTCGGAAATGTCGAAATAGTCGCGGGCGTCGAGCGAGAGGCAAAGGTCGCGCATCCTGTCCTCGATCTGCTCCTGGGCGAAGGGCAGCGGGTCAAGGCGCGTCGCGTGGCGGTCACTGCCCACCTGGATGGACTGGAACCACCGCGACTTGAATGCTTCGAAGCTGCGCCCCAGGCGCACACCCTTGTCGAGGAACCACGCTTGCCCCCACAAGTCCTGCAATCCGTTCGGGCTGGGCGTGCCGGTCAGTTCGATGAAGCGGTCGACCTTGCAATGGGCGACGCGGGCGAGCGACTGCGCACGCACCCCGCCCTGTCGCAGGCGGAAGGACTTTAGCTTCGTGCTCTCGTCGGCCACCACTTTGCGGAACGGCCACTTGTCGCCGAAGTGCTCGACCAGCCACGGCAGGTTGTCGTAGTTGGTGGCGTAGATCGTCGCCGGCCGCTTGAGTGCGGCGCGTCGTTCCTCGGGCGTGCCGACGACGGCCGACACTTCCACGTTGCGCAAGTGCGCCCACTTCGTCGCCTCGTCCGGCCAGGTGCTTGCGGCCACGCGCAGCGGGGCCAGCACCAGGGCCGGGCCGGGCTCGGTGATTTCGAGGATGTCGAGCGCGGTCAGCGCGGACACGGTCTTGCCCATGCCCATGCCGGCCCACACCGCGTCGCGTGACACGTCGAGAATGTGGTCGATGACCGGCTGCTGGTACTCGCGGGGGGTGAAGGCTTGGCGGGTCACTGTTACACCAGATCGGCGGCCGGTTCAGCAACAGCCTGCAAGCTGTAGTCGTGAGCCCAGGAAGGGGGGGTCTCGGGGGTTGTGACGGCGTGCGGGCGCATCGGCATGATTACCCCGACAAAGTTCTCGTCCGCCAGGGTTATCAATGCCCCATCGTTGCCGTTGAATCCGAGGCCAACACAGTGTGGACCCTTGCCGCCGTGCAGGATTGACCAGGCTTTCGCCAGGGTGCCGGTAAAGCGGGGGTCAAACTGCGCAGGCTGGCCCGACACTTTGGACGGGATCACACGCCGAAAATCGGGGAACGTGCCGTCCAAGGTTTTGCCGCTCATGGATAAGCCGGCATAAGTAAGCGTGACCGGGCGGGCATTCGACACTGGCACCTCTTCGCCCTTGCCGTTGTCTTTGGTTTCCAGTTCTCCGATGGTGATTTCCACCAGGCCGGTGGGCTTGATCGGCTTGAGCAGATCGTTGGGGATGATGATGTTCGTCAGCGGTGCGTCGACGTCCGGTTGCTCGCTTTCTACGCGGAAGCATCCGAGCATTGCGCCATCGGTGGCAACGAGGCGGGTTTCCTTGCGGCCGATTTCCAGATTGATGCCGTTCAGGTAGTAGCGCACGTCCTTGTCGGCAGCGAACAGCTTGAGCACGGCGATGGCTTCGGCGCGCACGGTCAGTTTGATTTCCATGGTGGTTTCTCCCTATCTGTTTTCGAGGTATTCGAAGCCGACGCCGGCTTCCAGGAACATGGCCGAGGCGCTGCGCATGTCGTCGGCCCATCGCTCGCCGAAGCCCTCGGCGGGCATCTGCGCGACGACGCGGGCGATGCCCGCCTGTATCAGCTTGGCCGCGCAGCGTGCGCACGGCGGATGGGTCACGTAGAGGGTGCAGCCTTCTACCGGGCGGCCGGCGAACAGCAGGGCGTTTTCCTCGGCGTGGATGGTGCGGCGCAGCTTCTCGTCCCGGTCGAACAGGGCCTCGTCGGAGTCGCACACGGCGCGCGGGAATCCGTTGTAGCCCAGCGAGACAACCCGGTTCTTGGCATCAACGATCACGGCGCCCACGCCCGTGCTCGGGTCTTTGCTCCACGTGGCGATGAGATTCACCAGGCCCAACATGCGGCGGTCCCACTTGCTCATGCCAGCACCTCGTCGACGCGCTCGCAGGAATCGACAATCTCGACGCGCTGGCCCATCTTGCGCATACGCTCGTGCTCACGTACCTGGTGCGGCTTGGCCTTCTCGCCGGGGGCTTTGAGTTCCACCCAAAGGGTGCGGCCCGGCAGCATGGCGAGGCGGTCGGGCGCGCCGTGGCGACCTATCCACTTCACCTTGCGGACTTCGCCGCCCATGGCCTTGACGCGCTCGACAAGGTAGTTCTCGATGGTGCTCTCACGCATGGCGGGTGCGCCTCCATGCAGTTTTGAGGGCGAGCGCGCGGCCGTAGCCGAAGCCTCGGTACATGCGATAAAGACGGTACAGGGTCATAGGTCAGTCCTTCCGGTAGCGATAGGCTTCAAAGCCGGCCGCAGCGAGCGGCAGGCCCTTGGCCCAGGTGGGGGTGGTTGCCATCAAGCCGGCCAGGTGGTCGGCGTTGAATTCGTCGCGGTCCTCGGCTTCGGTGATGTTTTCGTCATGCACCGAGAGGACGATCTGGTAGCCGGCCGCCTCGATGGCCGGCATGTTCCCGGCGAGCACGTCACGGCTTGCGGCCTGGGTCACGTTCTCGGCCAGTTTGCCGCCGTAGGTCTTGAGGCGGGACCACTTGCGGCTGTACTGATTGACGCCCATGTAGGACAACTTGCCGGCGTCGTCGAGTTGCGGGCTGGGGTAGCAGAGGAAGCGGCCGGACGGCAGGCGGATGCGCAACCAGGCGCCGTCGCGGCGCAGCTTCAACATGCGGCATTCATAGGTCACGCCGGGGCGCATGACAGCCAGGCGGGCGGCTTCTTCGAGGTCTTTCCAGAATGAGGAAATGGCCGGGTGGGCGTAGCGCCACGAGCGCTTGAAGGAATCGCACACCAGCCAGGCGCGGTCGGACAGTCCGAAGGTCGGGCGCTTCTGCTGCTTCGTCCATTCCAGTGCGCGGGCTGCTTCGCTCATGATCGCGTCCGGGATGGCGTCGATAGCCTGCTCGCCCATGGCTTCGAGGTCGATGTTGTAGGCAGCGGCGAAGGTGAGGAAGGCGCCGACCCCGCCTTCGTAGCCGAGGGCGAGTTCCTGCACCTTGCCCACTTGCCGGTTGTCCTTGCTCACCGCCTCGGGCTTGATGCCGAACGACTTGGCATAGGCCAGCTTGTAGAGGTCGTGCCCCTTGCGGATGGGCTCGCCCTTGGC